TGTGGCGAAATGTTTTGTATCTTTGCAGCGTGTTCCAATATGAACGAGCGGCCAAAGATACAAAAAAAGGCTGAGAATAACGAATTTTTGCAATTAAAGAATATGAACGACAACGAATTAAAGGAATGGCAGACGCAGAGCGTGAAGCACAAGGTGGCAATGGTTCTGATAATGGATGGTGTTAGTTTCAGCTACACAGAAGAGGACGGCATCGTATTTACAGCACCAGAATGTTATGTGGCGAGATTGATAAGACGGCTGATGTCCTGCTACGGATGTAGCGTTAGACCGAAGATAAACGAGGTAAAATGATTGCAGGATAACACGGAGACCCTGGGTGCTGCACTGGATAGTCAGCCACCGCACTGGATAGTCGGCAGGGTTGGCCTCGGATGACCGCGGGAAAGACCGCAGGAGTGGCAGGTTTGCCGTGCGCTGGATAGCCATGTGGGGTTCGACTCCCCAAGCTCCACCAATATGTTAATAATTAAAACAAGTGAGATATGAAAAAGTACATTCATGTAACAAAAGAGGTTCGTCAAGAACTGGCGGAAGTGTTCAAGGTGGGTGACCGCACAGTGCGGAATGCTCTTCTCTTTGACAAGGATCGTGGCGACACAGACTGCGCAAAACGTATTCGTATGTTTGCCCTTCAGAAGGGTGGCATCGTGATGGCTGTTGTCCCAGAAGTGGAAGTGTTGTATGACTACGACGGTATGATTAGCCAGTACTTCCCTAATGGAGCAAAACTGGAAACCGACAAGAGTACAGGTAATACAGAGTTGTTCTACAAAGGTGAGTGTGTGTCGCGTTGGGATAATATCAAGTTACGTGATATGGATAATATCCAGCAGCTGGCGGCTCAACTCACGCCCAAGAATCTTGATACCATGCTTCAAATTGTAAGCGAATAATCGGGAGGCAGAATTATGGAGTACCACGATAACAGACTTTGCATCTCGATGCGGGAACTTGTGGATGGCGGTGTGATGACCGTATCAAACTACAAGCAGCTCTCCGCACGCGGTCGCATTGATGTAGTGCGTCGTGGTGGAGGCTCTTCCAAGAACTACGCGCTTATTGCCGTATGCAGTCTGCCCGATGCTTATCAAGACAAACTCAAGGAGCTTTATCCGGACCCGTCGCTTGAGGTGCTGCTTGCCTGGCTTGATGCCAACTACGAGGTGGACCAGGCTGCTGTCGCTTATTTCAACGACTGGCGCAACCAGTGCGGACACGACCACGCTACTGACGCTCATGTGAAGGAGTATGTGACCAACGCCAGCGTGCTGAATGCTTGTATCAAGTTGTACAACAACGCCAAGGCGATACAGAAGACGATGGGCCAGAAGTATGACTGGAGCATGATGTCGCAAGCTGTGGAGGGCTACCGTATGAAGACCGGGCACACATTGCCGGCAAGTATGTTGCGCTTCCGCAAGAAGGTGAACGAGTACCAACGAGACGGCTACCAGTGTCTCATCAGCCGAAAGTTCGGCAACCAGGCAAGTCGTAAAGTGGACTACCGAACGATGCGCTTGATATGGTCAATAGCGGTGCTGCCCAATAAACCGTTCAATACCAATGTATGGGAATTGTACAACTCGTTTGTGTGCGGTGAACTGGACGTGTATGATCCAGAGACCGGTGAGCTTTTCGACGCAAGCGAGTGGACCGACAAGAACGGTGACCCGAAGTCGCTGAGCGAAAGCACTATCACGAACTACCTGAATCGCCCGGATGCTCGTCTGTTTATATCTAAGCACCAAGATTCCTATACCACATTCATGCATGAGCAGATGCCACACGTTCACCGTCATGCGCCCGAGTTCTCGTTCTCAAAGATTTCATTCGATGACCGCGACCTCCCACGCAAACTGAAGGATACCAAGGCAAGGCCGAAGGCATACTACGCCTACGATGTGACAAGCCAATGCGTGGTGGGCTACGCTTACAACCGCAACAAGAACGTGGACTTGGTAGCCGACTGCTTCCGTTCGATGTTCCGACTGATAGAAAGCAAGGGCTGGGGTTGCCCGGCACAGGTTGAGGTGGAGAACCACTTGATGAGTCAGTGGAAAGAGAGTTTCCTGAAGGCAGGTGTATTGTTCCCATTTGTGCGTTTCTGTGCCCCGATGAACTCCCAAGAGAAATACGCTGAGCCGATGAACGGTGCCAAGAAACGCCGTGTGGAGCATCGGAACCACCTCGGCATCGGACGCTTCTACGCCAAGGACAGACACTACCGCACGGAAGCCAAGAAGGTGTTTGACGAGAAGAATGACACCTACGAGGACAAACAGTACTACACATGGGAAGAACTGATTGCTGACGACATTCGCGACATCAAGGAGTTCAACAATACCCTCCACCCTAACCAGAAGAAATACCCCGGCATGACACGCTGGCAAGTGCTTGAAGCCAATATGAACCCCACGCTTCAGCCCATGGACAAATCGGTGTGGGCACGCTTCATCGGCGAGCATACAGAGACCTCCATACGCAGGAACAGCTACTGCAGGGTGGCGTATAAAGACTGGTGGTTGAGCAAGACCGAGGTGATAGAAAGACTTGCACCGAACAACTACAAGGTTGATGCCTACTATCTGACCGATGAGGACGGCAACGCGACCGATGTGTACATCTTCCAGAACGACCGACTTATCGACAAACTCGAGGACGTGGGCACGTTCAACACTGCCGATGCAGAGCAGACTGACGAGGACAAGGAGATATTCGTGAACCAGCAGAAGAAGATAGCAGCCTTCAACGCATACGTGAAGAAGAACGCCATAGCAAGTGTGGGCATATCCAAGGCTGAGCAGACCGCCCATGAAGAGGCTGCACCACCGCCACCGCTTGAACTTCCACCGATGGAAAGTGAGCAGGAATTGGAAGTGACCTACCACATTTCAGACCCATTGGCAGATTTATAGAATGATATTAGAATACAATTAAAATAACGTGAGACATGATAACGAATGAGAACAAGAAGCGGATATTGGAGGCCATAGCCACCAACCGCACGAACTATCCGAGCGATGCCAAGCACGCTGCTTCATTGGGCATCAGCACCTCGGTATATAGCGCCATCAAGAATGGTCAGACAGACAAGGCACTGAGCGAAGCCAACTGGATAACCATCGCCCGAAGACTGGGTGTGAACCTCAGAGGAGGCATTGAATGGAAGCCAGCACGCACCGCCACCTTCGAATATATCACCAAGCAGCTGGAGTTCAGCCAACAGAGCGGACTGAGTGCGATACTTTGTGATATACCCAACATTGGCAAGACATTCACGGCACGCTATTATGTGCAGTGCCACCGCAATGCCATCTATGTGGATTGCTCACAAGTGAAGACTAAACTGAAGCTGGTGCGCAAGATAGCCACTGAGTTTGGTGTTGGCAGCAATGGAAGATACAGCGACGTGTACGAGGATTTGGTCTATTACTTGCGCTCAATCGACACACCACTCATCATTTTGGACGAGGCTGGCGACTTGCAGTATGAGGCATTTCTGGAACTCAAAGCCTTGTGGAACGCTACAGAAAGATGCTGCGCCTGGTATATGATGGGTGCGGACGGACTGAAAGCTAAAATCAATCGCTCCATTGAGTGCAAGAAAGTGGGCTATACTGAGATGCTCAGTCGATACGGTGACCGCTACTCGAAGGTAACGCCCGACGACTGCAAGGAGCGTGAGAAGTTCCTGAAAGATCAGGCGAGTGTGGTGGCAAAGGTGAACGCCCCTGAAGGTGCGGATATTGCTACCCTGGTGCGCAAGTCGGGTGGTGGACTGAGACGAGTTTACACGGAAATAGAAAAACTAAAAAGAGTGCAGGCATGATGACAAAGATGGAAATGCAATATATGGACGCGGTTATACAAATAAACCGCCGACAACGAAATAACGAGGTGGACTGGGAGCAACGTCGCTATGAATTGGCCAAGGCTGCATTGTTTGTGGCTCCAGTCCTTCACCATGATCGTGAAGAAATGACAGCCGAACTCATTGCCAAATATGCAGTCAAGATAGCGGACGCAGTTGTATCAGAACTTATCGAAACAGAGAAGTGATATGGCAAAGCGAGCGTATAGCCCCAAGGATGTGGCGAATATCAAGTGCAAGGCACTACCATTTGAAGGACAATGGAAAGACGTGTTCGGTCAGCCTGAAGAGGGCGACACATGGTTCATCAGTGGCCCCAGTGCCAGTGGCAAGAGTTCCTTCGTTATGCAGTTTGCCAAGATGCTCTGCGGTATAGGCAGTGTGTTGTATGTGTCCTTGGAAGAGGGCGTTGGTCTGTCGATGCAACGACGGCTTGCCCAATTCAAGATGAGTGACGTTCAAGGCTCGTTCCGCATCATTACCGATGGCGACATCAAGGCATTGGAAGAACGTCTGGCGAAGCCCAAGAGCGCCAAGTTCATCATTGTGGACAGTTACCAGTACGCATACGAAGCAGGGTGGGAATATTCACTGACCAAGGCACTGATAGACCGCTTCAAGCGTAAGACCTTCATTTTCGTCAGCCAGGAGGACAAAGGGAAACCCATGGGAAAACCTGCCATCAGACTGAAATACGCGGCAGGCGTGAAGGTGAGGACACAAGGTTTCCGAGCCTACTGCCAAGGGCGGTATTCGGGCAACGTGAGCGAATACTACACCATCTGGGCAGAAAAAGCAGTAGAGGTTTACAACGACAAGTCTAACAACTAAAACATAACAGAGATGAAGAAGAAAGTTTATATCAGCGGAGCGATAGCCCACTACGACCTTGAGGAGCGCATGGCTGCCTTTAACCATGCGGCACGCTATCTTTCCATAAAAGGCTACGAGCCGGTGAACCCGTTTGAGAACGGCATATCGCAGGACGCACACTGGAGGGAACACATGAGAAGGGACATCGCCCTGCTTTTGGAATGCGACTGCATCTACATGCTGCAGGGCTGGGAATTGAGCAAGGGCGCAAAACTGGAACTTGATGTTGCCAGTTCGTGCGGCATTAAAGTATTGTTCGAATAACATTAAAACATAGAAAATATGGAAGAAAAGAAAGTACAACTGGTGTTTGAGTTTGACCGCTCCGAATATGATGCGTTTCTTTTTCTGATGGACCAGAAGAAGGACGAGGAGGCGGAACAGATTTGGGATGCAATGAGCAAAGCCCCTATCAAATGCGACTATAACGCATTTGAGGGAGAAGCCAAGACCGTGAAACTGATGATGATGTGCGCTGCCATAGCATCAGTCAAGGAACTTGTAAAGGGAAAATGACCATGGCACAGGAAGTAACCAATTTCGCACGGTTCTTTGCGGCTTTTAACAAGTTGCCGTATAACGGCAGCCGCGAGGAGTTCAAAAAACAGGTCGTGCTGCAGTACACCTGGAACCGCACCGACAGCCTCCGTGAGATGACGCGGAGAGAATACAACGACTGCTGTGACGCACTGGAGAAACTGAACGGCCAGAAAGACGAGCAGAAGAAACGCAGGAGCGAGTGCCTGAAACTCATGCAGAAACTCGGCATCGACACCACCGACTGGACACGCATCAACGCCTTCTGCCAGGACCCGCGCATCGCGGGCAAGGTGTTCGCTCGGCTGAGCAATGAGGAATTGGAGCAACTTTCTGTAAAGCTCCGCTCTATCAGGCGCAAGGGCGGACTGAAGCCAAAGAATACGGAAGTCAAACCACAGGTGGACGTGGCCTATGTTATCCGCATGGACGCAAACACCCCAACATGCTGACAGATATGGAAAGGAAACAGGAACAGGCACTGAAGGTGCTGAGACAGCAAGTCCTCGAAGCCACCCTTGACATGGAGCGCGAAGAGGCCGCCGAGTTCTTCGGCGAGTTGGCAGACTGGGCATACGCACAACAGGAGGCTATGCTTATAGACGAGCCGGAGATGCAGAACTATGATGAGGACTAACCCCATAAAAAGACAAAGAAATGGAAGAAAACAACAAGCAGACCGTTGAAATGACGGCAGAGGAGATGGCCGAGTACCGGGCATTCCAGAAGGCGAAAGCCAAGAAAGAGGCAGAGGCGAAAGCCAAGGCCGAGCGTGAAGAGTACAAACAGCTCGTGGACGAGGAGATAGAGCACTCCATACCAGTGCTCCTCGGCATCAGCGAGCAAATCAAGGACAGCAAGCAAAAGGTGATGGACAACTTCAAGACCATACTGGAGATGAAGTCCGACCTGTTCAAGACCAAGGTCAAGGACGACCAGCGCAGCCATACGTTCACCAACTCCGAGGGCAATAAGCGCATCACGCTCGGCGTGTATGTGACCGACGGCTACCGTGACACGGTGGAGGACGGCATCGCCATCGTGAAGGAGCACATCGCCAGCCTTGCCAACGACGACAAGACACAGGCACTGGTGAACATGGTGTTCCGTCTGCTGGCACGCGATGCCAAGGGCACGCTGAAGGCAAGCCGAATCGTGCAGTTGCGCAAGGTGGCGCAGGACACCGGTGACGAGCGTTTCCTTGAAGGCGTGCGCATCATCGAGGAAAGCTACCAGCCGGAGGTGAGCAAGCAGTTCATCAGGGCCGAGATAAAGAACGAGAACGGAATGTGGAAACCCATACCGCTCGGAATGACAGAATCCTAAAGGCGAAACGACATGATACAGGAAGTAGAGAAGAAACCCAAAGTGGCCCTGTGCCGGAAATGCTACGGCACGGGCCGTCTCCGCAACCGCGAGACAAGTGAGGAACATACATGTGAGCAATGCGAGGGAACGGGCAGAGTAACCGTCAGCGCAAAGATGAGCTATGACATCCGTCCCTATAAACCAAGAGACAGACACTAAAACATTTTATGAGCAAGAGGCGAGGAGCAAGCTATCAGAAACGTGTCACCGACATAAATAGGATATACGACCAACATGCCAAAAGCGGAATCAGCAACCGCGAGATATGGCGAAGGTACGTGTATCCTGTTTATGGTATATGTGAGCGTACCTTCTACAATCTCCTCAATGCCTCTTGTGACCCTAAGAACGAAGTGCCACAAGAGGCACAGACGTTTCTAAAATTCGACTTTGACGATGAACCAGGACATACAGAAAATAATCCGCAATATCCTAAACGACATTAGGGTGGAGATGGGCGACGAGTTCGACAGGAACTTCGAGCGGCAGGCATTCTTCAGCGAGGCGTGGCAGCGCAGGAAAAGCCCCACACGGCCGGGCGGTTCCATACTGATAGACACCGGCACCCTCCGCCAGAGCATATCCAGCCGAACCACCGAGAACAGCATCACGTTCTTCACCACGCTGCCGTATGCGGCCATACACAACGACGGAGGCGAGATAAAGGTGACGAAAAAGATGAAACGCTTCTTCTGGGCAAAGTATTACGAGACTTCAGGCGCTTTCGGGCGCAAAAAGAACGGCGAGCGGAGCAATGACAAGCGCACCGTCAGACTGAGCACCGAGGCCGAGTTCTGGAAGTACATGGCGCTGATGAAAGAGGGCCAGAGCATCAAGATACCGCGCAGGCGTTTTCTGGGCGTGTCGCCCGAAGTGGAAAAGGCTGTCCGTGACATCGTGGAGGAGAACATCACCGAATACTTTAATGTGGAATTTGAAATCAAGCGAAAATGAGAAAAGAACTTTATAACCTTCTTTGCCGGGAACTCGGAGCGATAGCGGAAATAAAGCACATCGACCTGTGGAACCGCAACGTGGAGTTCATCGAGCAGGAAGAAGGGTGGGAGAGACCGGCCGTGTTCGTGGAGTTCGGCCCGATACAGTGGAAACCGATAGTGAACGGCGTGGAGTACCGTGCCGAGCCACAGATAACCCTCCACATCGTCACCGACTGGGCAGGCGCGGCCAGCGAGGGCAGTCCGTTCAGGGAAGATGCGCTGGAGGTGTTCGACCTGCCAGACAAAATCCACAGGAGGCTTGCCAATCTGGAAGGCGAGACCTTTGGAGAGCTTGACCTTGCGCAGAGCATCACCAACCATGACCACGAGGACATCGTGGAGACCATAGAGGTATATCAGTATGTCGCCATAAAACGGTTCTGATTTGCCCCGTATCAAACAAAAAGGGCGTTCCCGGCTGATTGCTTGGAACGCCCTTTTATGTCATTAGAATTGAATTATAACGCCGTCAGGCGGCATCGGTGAACAGCATCATGTCCGTGTAGTGCGAGCTGTAGTTCACGGTGGCGTTGAACTCCACCTTGTGGCAGTTCCTGAAAGGGTTGCCAACGGTCGGGTTCCTGCCCATCCACTCGCAAAGCTCAATGATGGACGACTTGTTGGAGGTGAAGTAAACGAAACGATGGCCGGCAAGAATGGTCAGCACGTCAAGATAGTCAGAAAGCCTCCAATACATGCTGTATGTACCCACGTCCGTGGAGAGGTACGGCGGATCGACGAGGAACACCACGTTCGGCACGTCCTTGTACCGGGCGAATACCTCCTTGTAGTCGCACGACACCACCGTGATGCCCTGCAGATAGTCCTCGCTGGTGGGGTAGTCTGATTTACGCAAATTATTGTAGAGAGCCTCCTTTTTCATTTCAGGTATGCTCATCTTGTACTTCATGGAGAACATCAGTCCTGCCGAGATGGTGATAAAGTCAATGTACCCGACCTCACGCTCCTCCTGCTCCAAGCGAGCGAATATGCGGTCACGCAACTCGCCACGGATGCAGCTGTGCTTGGGTATGCCCTCCGCCTCCACCATTTTGCGCAGGTCAGCCAAAAGGCGGTTGGTCTGCGGAATGTGCTGCAGGCGGTTCCGGTAGTCGTCGAAGTCGTTGTATATGACCGTGGCATTCGGCTTTTGGCACTTGGTGATGTGCGACAGCAGACCCGAACCGCCGAACAAATCCACGAATACCGTGTCCTCCGGATATTGCTTGAGAACCTTGATGAACTCACGCGCGAACATGCGCTTCTGCCCCACGAACGGGAGCGGTGCCGATAAATACTGCTTTCTCATGGCTACACGTTCAGTTCAAATCTCACGTTCTCGTTTCCGTCGAGCAACTGTCGTGTGTGGCTGATGTTGTTCTCGTAGATATGCACATTCGCAAGGTTCAGCGTGATGGACTTCAAGGGGAGGTCAATCTGCCGGGCCATGAGGTAGAGGTGGTAGATGTCCGCCGGCAAGCCGAGGTTCGCGTCCGAACTGCGCTGGTAAGCCGACACCACCAGTTCGCCGTTTTCTATCTGGAACTGCACCAGTGACAGGCACGGTGCCTGGTTTGTCTCCGCATCGGTGGAGCCGAGAAACAGCACATAGTTCTTGCTGTTGCGCTTCTCGCGGTTGATTTTGGCAATGAGTGGCGGCAACTTCTCAAAATAGGTGGGGTAGGAGTTCACGAGGATAGCACCGCAGTAGTCCCACCAGTTGATGCCCACCTCGCGGTACTTCTCCACGTTGCGCTCGCCTTGCATGAAAAGCTGCAGCTCGTTCCTTAACTTCTTGCGTGCTATGCCGTGCCCCTCGAAGATGTCGAGCAGGTCGGCAGGGGATAGCACCAGCCGCTCGTTGAGCAGATAGCGTATGCTCCCCTTCTTGTTTGTCTGGCACTTGCCCTCGGCAAGCACCTTCTGTAAAATTTGATGGTATTTATTCATGACCGTTTGATTTGAAAACGGTGCAAAGGTAATATGGCAGCACCCCTCCCCAACCATGGAGCCACCACGTTACACTGCAAGCAGATTGCAGTCGGTTTTGAAACGGCGTATGAGGTTATAGACCTTGCGCTCGCTGACGGCATACTCAGTGGCGAGCCTTGCCACGATATAGGACACCTTCTCGCCCTGTGCAGAAAGCGTGCGGTATTCATTAAAAAGGTCGATGTACTGCACATCGTCCAGCCTGATTCCAGCCTTTTGGAAGTAAATCAGCAGTTCCCTGTTCAAATTAAGTATCTCTATCAGTTTCATTCTCAGAAAATTTTAGTACTTTTGCATCGTCTCACTTATTTAGCGCACAATCGCGCGACCAAAACAATAAAAGCCATACAGTGCGAACGAGGGTTTACGCCCCCGGTCGTGCGCTGTATGGCGTTTTGGTTAAAAAGTAAGTGAGACGACTATTTAACAGGCCGGGGGCTTTTTTATAACCCTCCCCCGAAGGGATTGTTCTTAGTCTCGGTATAACTCCAAATTGAAATTATCCTTGCTTTTCCAACCGTCAGCCAGTGTGTCCTGAATATGCTGCATGGCCTTGGTGTAGAAGTCCGCCAGTTCATCGATGGTGTTGAACGTGTGATAGCATGGCGCATCGTCCGTCCCGAACTTGAACGTGACCGGCAATGTCTTGCCGTCAGACTGCACAGCCAAGTCGTATGCCGCCTTGTAGTTGAACTGGTTCTCGGTGGAAAGCCACACGCTCATGCCGTTCCACACGAAGCCTGAAAGTATGGTCTCGTTGGTACGGTCGTTGAACCATTCCGACACCATGGCCTTGATGGTGTCCTCCGATGGCTTTCCGTTGAACTCCGCCTCCATGTAGTCGGCAGAGCCGTCCTCGTTGTCATGCACGTCCCAGCGGACGCGCCACTTGTCTTTTATGGGGTTGGTGCATTCAAGCAGCTTTACCCCCTGTGCTCCGTTTACTCTGTTCATCATGTGAAAATGTACTTTGTTCTACCTTTGCCGAAGGTTTCCGCCCTGATGGTGGTCTCGAACGGAAAGCCGTCCGGCATTTCACTCACTTGCTGGAGAATGTTCTTCATCTCCTCGCTGTTGGTGAAGAACTTCTTCGGATCGCCGTTGTGCTCTATCGACACCACACAGCGGTCTTCGCCCTGGCTGGTCTTGACTCCGACCTCGAAGTCCTTCACCACGATGGGCAGGTTCACCAACTCGCGGATGCTTACCACCGCACCCGCAAATCGCTTCTTGCCGTCTTCTGGCTTGTAAGCGACATTCAAATCCTTAAATGATTTCATTTTTTTGCCTGTTAATTTATTGAACAACATTATACAGTCGGCGTGTTTTGCCATTCCGTAGAAACTTGCTATCAAGACACGCCTCCTCTTTTTCGATTTAACCTCGTGCATTTTTCGGGCGAACTTCTGCTTGATGCGCTTGCGCAGCAGCACATGGTCGGGATATATGACATACCCCAAGAAGTCAATGCCCTCGTCCATGGGGAACACACGCTCGTTGGCCTTAACCTTCAAGTCGATTTGTTCCAGCTGCTCATGAACGGCATCACGAATCTCCCACAGTTCCGCTTTCGATTTACCGAGTACCACGCCGTCATCACAATAGCGGTAGAAATGACGCACGCCGTACCTGTCCTTCAGATAATGGTCTAAATACACAGACAACAACAGATTGCCCAAGCCCTGCGACGAGCGCAGCCCTATGCTGATACCTTGCGGTATGATGCGGACAAAGTTGTCAAGCATGGCTATGAGCTTCTTGTCTTTGAATACCCGATGCACACTGTACATGACGAAGTCCTGGTTGACACTCTCGTAGAACTTGGAGATGTCGAACTTGTAACAGAACCTTGTGCCCTCCGGGTCTTTCTGTATGTCACGGCGAATGTACTTCATCAAGTCGTGCATTCCCCGGTTCTTGATGCTTGCGGAGGTCGTTCTGATGAACCGCTTCTTCAGATGCTTATCCACCACCGACATGATGGCATGGACGGCGATGCTGTTCTTCAGTTTCTTGAAGAATTGAATGTGCCGTAGTTTGCCGGCCTCAATAATGTCTTTCTCCTCAATGTCCTTTGCGGTCACATGGAACGTTCCGGAAGCAATACGTTCAGAAAGTTCCTTGATTGCCTCCTCACGATGCGCGAGCAGGTAACGCCCCTGATGGCTTTTCTTCCGTTTGGTACCACTGAGAACCTGGTCGAATGATTCCGCCATGTTGGAATACTCGACAATCTCCTCTATGATGTGACCTTCTCTGCGCATAGCATCAGTTGTTGGTTGTTTATACAATGGAAGATATGGGCCTTCCTTTCCCCGGGCCTAAGTTCTTCGAGACGTTTCCGTCCTACCAAACTCTACCCGACACTTGATTTTTCAGCTTTCCAATACTCTCCAAAACATTCCAATTCTTGCAACATTGGAAAGAATTGCTTTTGCTGTGGCTTGCCACCCTCGGCACGACATTGGGGACACGTCCCCATCGTTGTACGCCGATTGATAGTTGGTGAGACGCGAGCCGATGTTCGCATTCGCATTCGAGGCATCGTTACTCGCATTCGCGTACGACACACCGCCATTCGCGTTGGCGTTATTGTAACCGCGATAGACCACACGGCCTATGGGGTAGCTCTACCGGCTGCAAAGTTACTGAATATCTGTGCAAAACATGAATGAATATTACATAATGCACCAAAACAGCATGGCAATGAAGCCACCGAACACCGTGCAAGCCCAATCTATCCAGTCCCAAGGGCAGCCGTGTAGTTTGTCTTTGAGTTCAAGACAGGAGGCTGCGATGATGGCTGAATAGATAGCCGACCATGGCGACAGAGCGCACAGACCAACGATGAAACCGCCGACAAGATGCTTGTAGCGGTTAATTTTCTTCAGAAATGAGATAATTTTGTTCATAACTTGATGTGTTTTGAAAAATTGTTATTACCTTTGCAATGCGAGGGATGGGGCAACCTTTAGAGACCCGCTCTCGTTCCAGCCAAGTTTTCTAACTTGGCTTTTTTATTTGTATGATTTCATCGCCTTGTATGCAGTAAATCAAATCAAACTTCTTGTACTGAGATGTCCCCTTTAGACCATTGAATTTTGCAAGACCAGTTTGGAAGTTCTCCGCAGAGAAGTTACCGTTAGGGAAGAACAAAACTGCAATTCTTGACTCAGGTTTTGATGCACAATGTTTGAGCGCATTTCTAATATTGTTAGGTGTGCCACTTTCTGCACCGGCGACCTCAAACTTAAGATTGTCCCAAAGTCCCTCACAACTTTTCTTCTTGTATATATTTTGTGGCTCTTCCTCTAATATTACAGAATGTCCATTCTTGAATCCTGCTTCTTGTATTGAAGTCTCGTACCAGCCCTTATCTTTGTCAAAATTGTGTCCTATATGAGTGGCTTTCAGACCACCGTTCTTTTCATCAAAGGTGACATTCTTATATTTCTCATCTTTAATGAGTTTTCCATATAATGAGCGGTTCTTTTCGATTTGTTCTTTTTGAACCTCTTTGATGCTCCGAAGTAGTTTGCACGCAGCACATAATTCATTCTCCGGAATAAACCTCGCCAACTTGATTTTGCCCTTGGCGATGTCGCAGTCCCTGCACCGGCGAATGGTGTAGGGGTTGTAGTCGGGTACCGTCTTGTCCTCCTTGCCGGGGTTGAAATGGAAGATGCCCTTCGTGTCACGCTGCAGAGCCTCCTCGCCAAGTGCCATCGCTTCGTCGTGCGGTGTCGTGGGGTATTTAGACCTGCGCACCTGCACCACTGTACATCGGCAGTTCCAGCCGTTGGGTGGATAGTACTCCTCCCAGAACGGGTCTGAAGGCGGCAGTGTCACGCCATTAAGTGCGGCATGTTCCGGACGCACCTTGCCGTCCCCTGCCGTGCGGTACTGAAGATTGTAGCGGTCGCCGTCCTCCGAGAACCGCTCCCACTTGGCAGCCATCTCCGCAGACGACTGCACGAAGTTGTATTCAGCGCGGAGGTAGTTGGAGTTGTAGGTCTTGTCTATCTTCCGAACGTCGTTCAAAAAGGCTTCGAACGTCTTTCGTTCACCGTTCTCGTCGAGCAGGGACGGGAACGCCTCGTTCAACTCATGGAACGTTTTCATGCCGGAGAAGATGTAGTCAGAACGCTGGAGGCGCTTGCGCATGCCATCGGACATCTCCACCTTTTTGAAAGTGGAGTCCAGCACACCGGCATGGGCATCGATGAACTTCTGGATTTTCGGCTCGGCCAGCACCTCGATGCGGAACTGCGAACCCTCCAACGAGTAGAGCGTGTGCATCATGCCGTCGAACAGTTCGGAGAGCTGCTTGCGTATCTCCTCCTCACGCTCCTTTGACAGCGACAAAGTCTGTGGCTCATCGCCTAACAGCCGGGCATAGCGTTGGTGTAGCCCCAGATAATCACTGGGGCTCAATCGAAAAAACCGCCGTGAATGTTCTGCTGCTGTTTCTTCTTGTTCTTGTCGTCCGGCTCGTTGTTGCCCTCGTCGTCATCATCGTCACCGCCAGCAGGGAGCATGGGTGTGGCATTACGCCTTTCCCCCACAGGCATACTGTACTTCTCCGCAAAGTATGTCGGGTCCACCTCGTAGCGGTCTGCAATCATCGTCTCGTATGCCACCTGCTGCTCCGGAGTATAGTCCACCGCATCGTCCCACTCAAAGCGCAGCCCCTTGACAGGGAAGCCGTGCTTCACCATTCGGGGAATAAGCTGGTTGTTCACGATGTCGCGCAGCATGGTGCAGTCGCTCTCCACCAAGTTCTCGAACACCTCCAGATGCGTTTCCGACTGCGAGAGGCTGCTGCCGTCCTCAATGGTCATGGTCTGCCCGATGATGAGTTTCGAGAGTTCCGAGTTCGCACGGTCGATGCGCTTGTCATAGACATTGAAGGCATCGCCCTTGCCACTCTCCACGAACTCAATCTCCGTGTCCTGCCCGGCCACCATATACTGGCTCGCACCTGCGCCCTTCAGCATCTGCTCCAGCCGTCCCATCTCCTTGGGGTCGCGTGAGGTGGTGCGTGCGATACGCATCGGCATACCGAAAATCTCACCGAAGGAATCCCAGAACGCCAGCATGTTCTTCTTCGGTATGGTCTGGGTGGCAGCCTTCAGATACAGTCCGAGGTCGTCAGGCCGTCCGGCTTCGATGAGCCAGTCGGAGAACGGTGCCGAGCGGTAGTCGATGCCCGAAGTCCAGTCCTGACCGAGTTGCTGAATGACACGACCGTATTCTGGAATGACATGCTTCCGGGGAATGAGTTTCACGTCCGTGTAGCACACGCAGCCGTCGCCGTCGGTAGTGAGGGCGCCAAGTTCGATGAGCGAGTGCCCCCAGTTGTTGGCGGCAAGCGCGTATTCGAGCAGCTGCTTGAACCACGACTGGTCGAAATAGTGGTGTGCCTCCTCGTCCTCGTTGCCCTTGGCATCCACCAGCTTGAAAGACTTCGCCATGACGAACCCCACACGCTGGCGCACACAGCCCGATAGGTGAAGGTCAATCTCCACATCGCGGTAAATGTCGTAAAGGCGTTGGCGGTTCGGGCTGTCCACATTGATGGCCATCTGCCAAGCCTGTCGCCAGTCGGCGATGTCCCTGCGCGTGAGCGCGTCGGTGGTGCGCTCCAGTTCGATGACCATCTTCTTCACACGCTTGCGGTCCGACGACTTGGCAAGATGCAGGTCGCCGTATGGTGTGCGCAGCACGTTCTGACCGCCACCGAACATACCGCTGAAAAAATTCTTTATATCCATAGCGTTACCAGTTATGTCGTAATTGTTGCTGTGAGCCGAATATGAGCAGGTCGCCAGTCGGTGTGCCGTCCTCGTCGGTGGTGAGCGGCAGGTCGGGGATGATTTTTCCGGCTTGCACGCCTTCCAGCCACTTTATGGCACGCTCGTAGCGCTCCTTGCGTATTTCGCTGCCCATCTTTTGGGGCATAGCGGCAATCATGTGATAGAGCGCAATGTCGGCGGCATACATTACCACCAGACGGTTGCGGTTTTCGCCTTCAGCCGAGAACACCGCTTCCGTGTCGTATTTTGGTCTGAGGTATCCGGCAATCTCCTCGCAAGCCTCCAGTTCCGCATTGTCGCGTATCTCCTGCGATGCCTGCGACACGACCTTCAGCGCATTTTCGCCTATGACCACTCTGTAATCTTCTTCCGTGATAAACATGACGCGCCCCCTTTCTAATGCGTTACATAAATGGCACGACGCTCAATGTCAGCCACCTTCACACCCTTGCGGAAGCGACGCTTTGCCACCAATTCACGGATGGTGCGTTTCGGCACGACCTTCAGCGAGCCGTTCATGTAAATCACGTAATATTTCATGCCAAGCAACTTTGAGAGCTTGTTGGCTTTCTTGATGGCACGCTTGCACTGCCATCCCCAGATAATGTCCTTTATTACTTGTATCATTGTTACCAAATGTTTTTGGCGGTCGGTCTTTTGCCGAACACCGGTTTGAAACTTTCCTGTCTTGTGTTGCGCTGTAGAATCCATATCGCCCCCTCGTCGGCATCGGGCGCATCATCATGCACACGGCTGCCACGCTCCAGTGCCAGCGTCTGCTCAATGCCCACCTGCATGTCGGGGTCGTCCTTCTTGCGTTCGTTGTAGAATACAAAGCCACGCTCCCAAAGCGGACTGACCGCCTCGATGCGCTGAATTTTGTCGGGCTTCTTGCGCTTGTCTGGCATGATGGGCAACTGGTAGCCACGCAGGTTGCCCTCCACGGCGAACTCGTCCAAAATCACATCCTGCATGAAGTTCGCCTCCATGAAGAACTGCACGGCCACCGTGTCGCGTGTGCGCTCGTAGAGGTCGTAGAGCCACCGCACCATCTCGCTGACCGTGGCCTGTCGCACGAAGGAATCGATGAGATGCAGTTCCGAGCCAATCTTTCCCCACAGACGGCACGCCTTGTAGTCGTTGGAGGTGGTTGATTTGAACGACGGGTCGGTGTAGCACACCAGCATGTCGTACTTTTCGAGCTTGGGCAGACGCTTGTAGCGAATCCACTCCGCACGGAAGATGGTGCCGTCCACGATAGGGTTGTGCATCATCTCCTTCTCCCAGGCACGGTAGCCCACGAAGTCGCGGTAAGCCTGCGCCTCCTCCTTCGTCCATTTCTCCTTCCACACCGGCTCGCCGTTTCGGTCCACCGCCTGTATCTTGGAGAGAAACACGCCCTTTGTGCGCGAGATGTTGTAGAGCACCGAGTTCTTGCTGATAAGGTTGCCCACCATGATGAAACGGCCACGACCCACATCGAGCGCACCGAAGAGCGCCTCCTTCACCCAGTCCGTGAGGTCATGCACCAACTTCTCGTTGCGGCACAGCTGATCGTCGTCCAAGTCATCGATGACGATGTAGTCCGGACGAGCCTCACGGTCACGCAGACCACGGGGCGACTGACCGCGACCGCAGGCAAGGAACTTCACACCACTCTTGGTCTTGAACTCGCCCTCCTGCCAGCCACCGTCATTCTTCTGTTGCCCGAAGTCAGCGATGAGCCGTTGGTTGTATTCCAGCTCTGCCTGGATGTCGCCGAGCAGTCGGTCGGCATTGTCCTCCGACTTGCCCACGACCACCATAAAGTTGATGAGCCGCTTCGGTTGGAACATCAACCAGAGCGGCGTGAAAACATCAAGGTGCGTCGATTTGGCATGACCGCGTGGCCACATGAACACCGCCTTCAGGTCAGGCGTGTTGCGTACCTTGCGTGCCGCCTCGTTGTGGAACGGCGCATTGTGAATGGTGCGTATGACCTCGCCGGTCGTCTTGTCGCGCAACTGGAGGAAATGTGGAAAGTAATACTCGCAGAACGCTGCATAATTATTGAGCAGACGCTTGATGCGCATATCCCTCTCCACGGGTGTTTCGCTTTTGAGAAGCGACGTGTCCGTAATGGACTGCACCTGCCGGCACCGCTCTTTCCATTCCTCGTATGCCTTTTTCTTTTCAGTTGCTGTTGCCATAGGCTGCCCTCCGTTACTTTATGCCCATCTGCTCGGTGATGTACAAGTCCTGGTACTTGTTGATGACACGCATCAGTTCGGGAGTAACTTCCGGGTCCGTCTGCGAACGGAACTCCAGCCATCTGGAGAAAGCCATGAACACCTCGATGGCATCCACCACGTTGGCCTTCTTGTCGAGTTTCTCTATGACCGACGAGAGCTTTGCCAGCTTGTCGCCCAGCCCTGCGATGAGTGCGGGGTCGTTGGAGTCATTTACCTGTGTAATGAGCGTGTCGATGGTGAGCAGCAGTTTGTTCACCAGTTCGGGACGGGTGATGTTCTTGGCGGCACGCGCCTCCTTCCACCCGTCGGCTGTACACCACTTGGATATGGTGACGCGCGACACGTCCACCTTCTCCGCAATCTCCTGCTGCTCCATGCCCGAGAGATAGAGCGTGCGTGCCAGCGACTTCTTCTTTTCAATATCTGCCTTTGTCATGTTGATAAGGTTTTTTGTTCGTTACGTCAGGGCACACCACGCCCCGATTTATTTGCAAAAGTGCCACGATTTCGGTGGCTCTCCAAAAAAGTGTGCAATGGTTTCATAGAAGTGTGCAACCATTGCACACTTTTTTGGCGGACAGACATTTACCTCGTAATATTGCAGTCGCAAACCGGGCGGAGCAGCCCCAAAAACAGCAACGACATGAGTAAAGGAAAACGAGTAAGAATAACCAACGACAGCCTGAACAGCTACGGCACAAGGGTGCTGACGGCAGGCATGAACGTGGAGCAGTACCAGCGCAACCCGGTGCTGCTGTACATGCACGAGCGCGGCAACGTGATAGGCTATGTAAAAGACCTGAAGGTGGAGGACGGCGAGGTGACTGGCGAGCTGATGTTTGACGAAGCCTCCGAACTCTCCGTTCGCTGCAAGAAACAGTACGAGTTCGGCAGTCTGAAGATGGTGAGCGCAGGGCTTGACATCTTGGAAACAAGCGAGGACCCCGAGTTGCTGGTGCAGGGGCAGACCAGCCCCACCGTCACCAAGAGCAAACTGTTTGAGGTCAGCCTTGTGGACATCGGAGCCAATGACGATGCCATCGTGCTGCAGAAAGACGGCAAGAGAATAACCCTCGGCAAGGACAGCGAGTGCCCCTTGCCAATGTTGAACAACAATAATCAAAAACAAATGGAACAGAAACAGATTGCCCTACAGTTGGGCTTGCCGGAAACGGCAACTGAGGCGGACATCAACGCCAAGCTCGGTGAGTTGAAGGCTGCCAAGGAAGAGAACGAGAAACTCCAGCAGGAGAAGGCGACCCTCACGCTTGCCAGCATCACCGCCATCGTGGAGAAGGCGGTAGGGGAGAAGCGCATCGCCCCCGACAAGAAGGACGAGTTCATCAACCTCGGCAAGGAAGTCGGCAAGGAGAAACTGGAGCGCATTGTCGCAGCCATGGCTCCGCAGATGAAGCTCAGTGCCGTTATCGGACATCAGGGCGGAGCGGCAACACAGCAACCGACTGCCTACAAGAAACTGAGCGATGTGCCGTCAAGCGAACTCTTGACCCTCCGCAAGGAGCAGCCCGAAGAGTACAAGCGACTCTACAAGGAAGAGTACGGCATGGAGTGTGAACTTTAGTACAAACCAATAAAACAAGAAAAAGCAATGAAAGCAAAAGTATTTTTGACCATGATTACGGCTGTACTGTTCAATGCGATGACAGGAGCCGTATTCGGTATGGCATTGGGCGTGTCGCCCGTGGCAGGTGCCGTCGGTGCCAATGCCATCGCGCTTGCAGTGAGCGGTGCAATGCCTGTGGGAGTGGCACGCGAGGGCGTGCTGAAAGAGATTTGGACCGGCGAGCTGGTGAGAGCACTCCGCGAGTTCCTCGCCGGCACTTGGCTTGACGGCATCCCCGACAGTTCAAGCATCGTCGATAACGATGTTATCCACTTGGTGGAGGTTGGTGTGGACCCTGACGTGCTTGTCAACAACACCACCTACCCAATCCCCTTGCAGGCACTTGATGACAAGGACATCGCCATTAAGCTTGACAAGTTCCAGACCAAGGTGACCCCTATCACCGATGATGAGTTGTACGCCATCAGCTACGACAAGATTGCCCGAGTGAAGGAGAGTCATTCAAACGCCATCAACGATGCCACGTTCGCCAAGGCAGCACATGCGCTCTGCGCCCAGAAGAATACAGCCAAGACCCCAGTGCTGACCACCACCGGCGAACGTGATGCTGCTACTGGTCGTCTCAAAATGACCGTCAAGGACCTGCTTGCGATGAAGGCAGCCCTCGACAAGTTGGGCGTTCCGACCACCAACCGTCGCCTCGTATTGTGTACCGACCATGTGAACGACCTCTTGGAGACCGATCAGCGTTTTAAGGAGCAGTACAACATCGACCGCAACACCGGCAAGGTGGGTAAGCTCTACGGCTTTGACATTTATGAATTTGCCAATACCCCTTATTACACATCCAATGGAGTGAAGAAGGCAGTCGGCGACAAGGGAGATACCGCAGGTGATTTCCACTGCTCATTTGCATTCTATACACAGCGTGTGTTCAAGGCTACTGGCTCCACCAAGATGTACTGGAGTGCTGCCGAGCACGACCCTGAGTACCAGCGCAACAAGGTGAACTTCCGCCACTACTTCATCTGCATGTTCAAGAAGGCAGACGCAGGTGTCGTAATGACCAGCGGATATAAAGCTGAAGCGTAATGGCGAGAATGAAGTATTTAGTCCTACACTGCACAGCCACCCCTGAAGGTCGTGAGGTAACTTCGAATGAGATACGCCACTGGCACACTGACCCGGTAAGCAAGGGTGGGCGTGGCTGGAAGCAGGTAGGCTATACCGACCTGATACACTTGGACGGCAAGGTGGAACGCCTTGTCGATAACAACGAAGATGCGGAGGTCGATCCGTGGGAAGTGACCAACGGTGCCAAGGGCTACAATAGTGTGAGCCGTCATGTGGTGTATGCCGGTGGCTGCACCAAGGATATGAAGCATCCCAAGGATACGCGCACCCCTGCGCAGCTGAAAGCGATGACCGACTATGTGCGGAACTTTCATCAGCGTTTTCCGCAGATCAAGATTGTAGGTCATTGCGACCTTCCGGGCGTGAATAAAGCCTGTCCTGCCTTCGATGTAGCCAAGTGGCTCAAGTCAATAGGAATATACCAACAGTAAAAATATGGATGGCATGAATATCAGCGAAGTCCTGAACGTCCTCCTTGGCGGAGGTCTGGTGGCTACCATTGTTGCAATATGCACGCTGCGGGCTACCATAAGGAAAGCGAAAGCGGAATCGATGAAGGCAGAAGCCGATGCCGAGACGGTGCGTATGGACAACGCCGAGCATGCCACCCGTATCTTGGTAGAGAACATAGTGAAACCATTGAAGGAAGAGCTCAATGAAACAAGAAGATACCTCGAAGCGTCAAAGCGCGAGATGGCGCGTCTGCGCAAGGCTATCGACACTGCTAACAGTTGCAAGCATCATGATGACTGTCCTGTTCTTGTCGGGCTGCGCGACAAGCCGAAAAGCGAGCGTGGCAACGGAGGAAAGCGTGAAACAAGTATCCGCGGACACCCTCCAGAGCGAGGTTCGTCAAACATGGACGGAGACAGTACCGCAGGAGGAAGCCAAGCTGGAGATACCTCTGGCGGAACTGACTAACCTGCCCGAAAAGGCAGAGTACCGGGCCAAAAACGGACGAGCCAGCGCAACCGTACAGAACAAAGGTGGCATCATCGTGGTGTATGCCACTTGCGACAGCCTGCAGCGCCAGTGCGAATACTACGAGCGGCAGATGGCAAGCTACAAGAACGCGCTGGAACAGCAGAAGAATGAAGCCAAAACGGAAAAGGAACGCAGTTCAAATCCGTGGAAGACGCTTCTCATCGCCTTTATCGTCGGAGTGGCGACCGGCATAGTATTAACCATCACAACAAAAAGAATATGGCAGAAAGTAAGAAATTCATGTACGGCATAGGTGTCGTAAAGTTTGGAGACAAGACCGTCGGCTATATAGAGAAAGGCAGTTGGGACTGGGGCGGAGCCAAGCCCGAGAAGGTCGATGTAGAAGCCGAACAGGTGCCCGGTGCTCCCGTGCTGACCCTCGTCACGAAGAACGGCACGATAGCCCCCACGTTCAACCTCATACAGCTGGATTATGAGAACCTCCAGCTCGCCCTTGGCGGTACGCTTGTCGGCACGCAAGGAGCCTATACTGGTTGGAAAGCCCCGACCGACCTTGTGGAACTCCGAGACAAGTGTGAGATTCAGCTGAAGAGCGGGCAGACAGTGACGATACCGAGTGCCACCCTTATGGCCAACCTCGGAGGCAAGCTCACCCTGACCGAAGTCTCCAAGATAGAGTGCCAGTTGACGGTGAACGCGCCTGATGACGGCAGTGCTCCCTATGATGTGGCCGATACCAAACCAGGGGAGTAGCGCATGAACCGAGCAATCGAAAAAGAAGCGGCGGAGGCACTCCTTGACAGGGGTGTCTCCGTGCCGTTTAAGGACATACGGCTGCCGTTCCGCAAGAAACCCCTGAAGGTGCGCATCACCATGAAGCGCCCCACATTGGCAGGACAGATAGAAATCGGGCGGCAGTATCTGGAGATGGACACAACGGCAGAGGAGGTGCGGACACTGCCCAAGCTGGAGCAGATGCGTTTCATGGCCAGACACGGCAAGCGCCTGTCGCGCATCATCGCCTACACCGTGTGCAGGGGGTATATATCCCGCCATCTGTTTGTGGGGCTGACCGCATGGCTCGTGCGCAACTTCGTGGCGTACCAGTATCAGGTGGCCGCCACCGAGCAGTTCGAGCGTCTGATGGGCACAGGCCCTTTTATGAGTATTATCAGATCCGCGGAACGGACGAATCCGATGAAGCTGAGACTGAGCCAAAAAAAGAAGGGGAGTTAAGGACCGAGTATGAAGGTTCCCATAGCCCTTTCGGATTCGTGTGGCAGATAGCCAGCGCGACAGGCTGGAGCGTGGACTACATACTCCACGGCGTGAACTACCAGACCCTCATCATGATGCTGTGCGACGCCCCACGTTACATCAAGAAGAAAGCCGGCAGACCCGACAGCGGCAAGACCGCCGAGGAGGAAGCCGAGGACATCGCAGGATTTTTTCAAAGTAAACTGAATTGAAAGCATGAGCAAGCCAGTAGAGATAGAGTTCCTGATGAAGGACAAACTGAGTGACGGTATCGACAATGCCAACGCGCATATCGGCACCCTCATAGACAATGCCAAGAAAGCGGCCGAACTGGTGAACGCCAAGATAGCCGAGCAGCACAAGGTCATTGACGGAGTGTCCGCGGACCTCAGCCGTATGGAGCGGCAGCTTGCAGGCATGAAACCCGGTACCGCCCAGAAGGAACTCGCTGCCGATGTCATGGCTTGCCGTAAGGTGCTGGACGAGGAGCGGAACACCCTCGTCTATCTGGAGAAACAGCATCGCCAGGCGGAAAAGGCCGTGTCCGACTTGGAGAAGGAGCATGGCAAGCTCTCCGAGTCCAGCACCACGGCGGCTGTGGCGCAGAAGACCCTTGCCGAGCGTATCGCCGAGAGCAAGGACCTGGTGAAGTACACCACCTCCTGCATCAAGGACCTGGAGAAAGCCTACAAGAACGCAGCCCCCGGTAATGCCCAGTCCGCAGCCCTTGCCGAACTCAACGCCGCCAAGAAAGCGTTGGAGGAAGAGAAGCTGATACTCGCCAGCCTTACACGCGAGCAGGAGGAAAACAAGGAGAGCAACAAGCGTCTGGCCATGCAGTTGCGCGAGTTGCAGGACGCGATGGCCAAGATGCGACTGGAGGGAAAACAGGACACGGAAGAGTACCGCGAGATGGCGGAGAAGGCAGCCTTGCTGTCCGACACCATCGCCGACCTCCATACCCAGACCAAGATACTCTCCAATGATGATGCAAATCTGCAGGGATTCATGTCCGGCATCAGCGGTCTGTCCGGCATGTTTACCGCTGCTACCGGTGCCGTGTCGCTGTTCGCCTCCGAGAACGAGAACCTCGCCAAGATACAGGCGCGGGTGCAGTCCGTCATGGCTGTCACTATGGGTCTGCAGCAGGTGTTCAACACCCTGAACAAAGACTCCGCATTCCGACTGGTAACGGTGGTTAAGATGAAGAACCTGCTGACTGCGGCCAATACAAGACTGGCGGCGGCACTCGGCATTTCCACTGCGGCGGCATCTGCACTTATGGCGACCCTCACGCTGGGCTTGTCTGCCGTCATTACCGGTCTGATAGTCCTGTTCAACAAGTACAGCGATGCTCAGGAAGAGGCACGGCAGAAAGCGCAGGAACTCATCGAGGTGGAGAGCGAGGGCAGGGCGCAGATGATAAAGACCCGTTTCGAGATAAACAACACCATTCGCGAGCTGAAGGAGTTCACCGGCAGCAAGGAGGAGGAAAAGAAGAAGACCGAAGAACTGAACCGCAAGTACGGCGAGGCTTTCGGTTACTACGACACCGTTGCCGAGTGGTACGATGTCCTCACGCAGAAAGCTGCCGACTATATCCAGATGCTCTTCCTGCAGGCCAAGGCACAGGCACTGGTCAACAAGGCAGTGGAAGCCGACGACAAGGTGAACAAGCTGAAGGCTACCGATGCCGATGATGTCGATGGCTCCATGGGGTGGTTCAAGAAGTCTCTCCTCTATTTTGCACAGAGCGAGACCAACGGCCAGATAGACGCGTCGGCCATCATCAAGGAGGAAAACGAGAAGAACAAGGAACAGGCCATCGCCGATGCCGAGAAACTCCGTGACGACCTGCTCAAACAGGCGGAGGACCTGACCAAGGAAATGGGCGAGATAGGCAAGAACAGTAATATCGGCGGCCATTCCAAGCCCGAACACAAGCCGACCGGCGGCAACGGAGACAAGGACCGGCAGAAAGAGCTGGAGCGCGAGAAGGCAGCCGAACAGAAACGAGCCGAGGAACTTGCGCGGCTCCGTCAGGAGAACGAGCAGGAAAGCATCGACCAGATGGCGGAGGGCAGTGCCAAGCGAATCCGGCAGATAAAGTTCAACTACCAGAAAGAGGAATCCGAGATAAAGGCGCAGGAGGCCAAGTGGCGCGATGCGCAGGGCGGGAATCTCACGGAGGAGCAGGGAGAAGCCCTCGCGGAACGCTTGCGTCTGGCACAGGATAAACAGCGCAAGGGGCTGGAGGAAATCGACAAGGAATCCCTGAAGAACGAACTCCAGGCCATGGTGGACTATCTGCGTGAGTATGGTACGCTCCAAGAGCAGAAATACGCCATCGCCAAGGAATATGCCGAGAAGATACGCGAGGTGAACGAGGGCGACGGTACGGCGGAGGAGAAGCGGTGGCAAGTCCGCAAGCTCGAAAAGGAGCGTGACGCTGCCGTCAGCCAGACCAATGCCCGGAACCTTGCCTTGAACATTGACTGGAGCACCACCTTCGAGGGCGTCGGCAACGTGCTCAAAGACGTGGCGAAAGAGACACTCGCCAAGATAGAGGAGTACATGCAGACCTCCGAGTTCAAGAAACTCTCGGCGGAAAACAAGAAAGTATATACCGACCTGCAGGCGAAACTGAAGGACGAGACCGGCGGCAACAGCACCAGCGCCTTCAATTTCAAGATATGGGGCACGATTGCCGAGAACGTGAGAGCCTATCAGGACAGCGTGCGCACGCTCCGCGAGAAAACCGATGCCCACACGCAGGCCGTGGCCGATTTGGAACAGGCACAGCAGGACCTTGCAGATGCCACCGATGATGCCTCAAAGGAAATCGCGCAGAAAGCGGTGGACATAGCACAGGGCAAGGTCAACGCGACTGCTGTATCTCAGAACGAGGCGCAGGAGGCCAGCGACAAGGCACGGAAAACCCTTACCGACAACACCAACGCGGCAGCACAGGGCATCAAGAACTTCACCGGCTACCTGAACGAGATGTCGGACGGCTCGCTGTACGGCTTTGCCAACGGCATCACCAAGCTCATCACCTCGCTCTCCAAAGGTTCCGACGGCATCGGCAAGTCGTTGGGCGAGCTGGGCGGCAAGGTAGGAGGCATCGTCGGTGCCATACTCCAGATACTCGATGCGCTGGGTGATGACCCGAAAGGCTTCATCAACGACCTGCTCGACAAGGTGGCCGATACGATAAACAAGGTGGTGAAGGAACTTCCCGAAATCATCATCGATGTCATCAAGGACGTGGGCAACATCGTGCAGGGGCTGCTCAGCGGTATTGCCGGGTGGTTTGGCATAGACGACCTATTCGGTCTGAACGGCAACGAGAAAGAGGTGAAGAAGACCATAGAGAATCTGACCGAGCGCACGGAACTCCTGCAGAACGCCATCGAGGACCTGACCGATGTGATGGAGAAAAGCTACGGTCAGAAAGCCACCGATGCCTACGAGCAGGCCAAGCGCAACCAGGAGGAGACCAACGCCAACTACCTGGGCATCGCGCAGGCACAGGCAGGCTACTGGAAGCACCACCACAGCTGGAACTACTACTGGAACGGCTTTTCAGATGACCAGACGGCATGGATAAGGCAGAACGTGAAGGAGAACTTCGACGGCAGCATCTGGAGCCTTACACCGGAGGAGATGAAGAAACTCCTCTCCAATGTGGATATAGCCGAGTACATCAAGAACACCGGCAAGGGCGGTTATGGAAATGATGTGCTGGACAAGCTGCAGGACTACGTGGACCAGGCAGGAAAGATAGAGGAACTGACCGACAGCTGGCGCGAGACCATCACCCAGATAAGTTTCGACAGCATGAAGGACAGCTTCATCTCCAACCTGATGGACATGAAGAAAACCTCCAAGGACTTTGCCGAGGACTTCGCCACGGACATGCAGAAAGCCCTGCTGAGCTATTCCATGGAAGACCTCATCAACGGTGAGCTGAAGCAGTTGTACGATGACTGGGCACAGCTTATCTCCGACAAGAACGGCGAGCTGACGGAAAAGGACATCGAGGACTTCAACCGCCGCTATGACGAGATAGTGGCGGAAGGGCTGAAACGCAGGGACGAGTGGGCGAAGGTCACCGGCTACGAGGACACGGGCGGTACCAGCCAGAGCGCGAAGTCCGGAGGCTTTACCGCCATGACGCAGGATCAGGGCACGAAACTGGAGGGCATGTTCACCAGCGGACTGCAGCACTGGTCAAGCATGGACGAGCGTCTGGAGACCGTGGCCGACCGCATGAACCTTGCCGAGAGCCACCTTGCCCGGATTGCCGAGAACACCGGCACGAGCGCGGGGCATCTTGGCGAGATAAAGGAGGACATCAGAAAAATAGTAAGGGACGGACTAAAAGTAAAATGACATGGACAAGATACTTGGAGGGCTGGTGCTGGTGAACGGCACCGACATCTGGAAAGAATACGGCGTGTTCCTCGTCGAGGACAAACGTGGCGGCATGGATAACCTCACCGCCATACTCACACCGAGCAAGACGAAGAAGGACACCGCCGTGAACATACGCGAGGAGCAGGGCGAGAAATACTCCGCCACGCTTACACCGAGAAACGAGCCGAGGGACATAACGCTCAACTTCGCCCTGTATGACAAGACACAGGCGGGTTGGCTGCGGAAATACTTCTCGTTCATCAATTTCCTGAAACAGGGCAAGGGCGGCTGGCTGGACATCGTATTCACGCAGCTTGACCTTACCCTGCATGTGAAATACAGCGAGAGCCCCAAGTTCACACCGCTCACCTACCTGTGGAAGGAGGGTGTGAACGCCGGCAAGTTCAAGGTGAAGTTCCGCGAGCCTGCCCCCATCATCTAATGACATTCAAACAGCATTCCTATATGGTTCTGACGATATACGACAAATACGGCACCGCCCGGACGGACATCTCGCCCGGTGACGGCAGCACCCAGCAGAAGGAGGTTCAGGGCGACAACGTGCTGACGCTCTCCTTCACCCATTACGAGCACATACCCCTCGATGTGAACGACTATGTGGACTTTGAGGGCGAGCGCTACTGGCTCACCGAGAAATACGCCCCTGCCCAGAAGAGCGATGGCGAGTGGTCGTATGACGTGAAGTTTTACGGCATTGAGAGCCTGATAAAGCGTTTTCTCGTGTTGGAGACCACCGACAACAATGCCGAGCCCGTGTTCACGCTCACCGCCACTCCGAGAGAGCATGTGGCGATGGTGGTGAAGTGCATCAACAACGGCATGGGGCACACCACCGACTGGAAGGTGGGGCAGGTGGACGGCACCGACCTCATTGTCATCGACTACGAGGGCAAGTACTGCGACGAGGCGCTGAAGGAGATAGCCGAGAAAGTGGGCGGCAGTGCCGAGTGGTGGGTGGAAGGCCAGACCGTGAACATCTGCAGATGCGAGCACGGCGAAGAGATAACATTGGGTTACGGTAGGGGACTGACGAGCCTTGAACGTGACACCGGCAACACCAACAAGTTCTACACGCGCCTGTTCCCGATAGGCAGCACCCGCAACATCGATGCGGAGAAATACGGCCACAGCCGTCTGATGCTGCCCGGCGGCCGCCAGTATGTGGAACTGCACACCGACGAGTACGGCATCTATGACCACTACGAGAAAGACGCGTTCAGCGGCATCTATCCAAGACGCACCGGTGAGGTGAGCAGTGTGCGCAGCGAGAATGTCAAGGACGATGACGGCAACGCGTTCACTATCTACTACTTCAGGGATGACACGCTGGACTTCGATCCCAACGACTATGAACTGGCAGGCGAGACCAAGCGCGTCTCGTTCCAGGACGGTGAGCTTGCCGGGCTCGGTACCGATGACGACCACTATTTCGAGGTGAACTTCGACAGCAAGACACGCGAGTTCGAGATAATCACCATCTGGCCGTATGACGACGACACCCAGCTGCCCGGAGGAAAGCTCGTGCCAAAAGTGGGTGACCACTATATCCTTTGGAACGTGCGTATGCCCGACGAGTATTATCCGATAGCGGAGGAGGAGTTCCTAAACGCAGTGGAGAAGTACAACGCCGAGCACTGGAAGGACATCAGCGTCTATAAAGCCCCGACCGACCATGTGTGGGTGGAGGAGAATAATGTTGTGTTCTATGTCGGCAGGCGTGTCCGGCTTGTGAGCGACAAGTATTTCCCGGAGAACGGCTACCGGCAGAGCCGTATCACCAAGATAACGCGCAAGGCGAACCTGCCAAGCCAGATGGACCTTGAAATCAGCGACGCCCTGCAGACAGGCGCGCTTGATAAGGTGAACGACAGCATCGGAGAGCTGAAGAACTATACTAAGTCCAGGACAGAGGGCGTGGCCCTGCCCGACATCATACGCTCGTGGGACGACACGCAGCCGACCGACAACAACATTTTCTCCGCAAGACGGAGCCAGCAGGAGTTCATCAGCAAGAAACGCAACGACCGTGCGAAGAAGAAAATCACTTTCGAGGAAGGCATCGGTATCGGACTGGAAGAGAATGGGCGCATCGATGGCAAGGGCAATGCCGATTTGCTCACCCTCGTGGTGCGTGAGTTGTTACGCAGCGCCAACTATGACGGCAGCGGTATGACGGACAACGGCTGGCAAATCGGCCTTGACGAGGACCTGCTGTCGCACCTGATAGTTGACAAGATAACCGTCCGGCGCGTGATGAATGTCTTTGAACTGCTGATAAACAAGGTGCGCAGCGTGGGCGGACAGATTTGCGTGAGCGCGGCCAACGGCAAGATAAAGACGGTGCAGGAGCAGGGCGACTACTGGCACATCACCTTCGAGCAGGAGAACACCTTCGTGGCGCACGACCTGATGCGCTGCCAGGTGTTCACCGGCACGTCGCAGAAAGCCTACTGGGTGGAAGTGGCCGGCACCGCGAATGGCGGCATACTTGTGGAGAAATCCGAGTTTGAGACCGCACAGCCCGAAGAGGGCGACGAGTGTGTGCTTATGGGCAACACCGAGACGGCGAACCGCCAGAACCTCGTCCTCATCTCCGCCTCGGAGGACGGCCACCCGAGAGTGGACGTGCTGGACGGAGTGAACGCCAAGAACTTTGACCACGCCCTGCGTGCAAGGCTCGGCAACCTTAACGACATCAAGGACGACCGCTTTCCACTGGATAACCAGCCGAAGGGCAACGGCCTGTATGCCGACAACGTGTATCTGCGCGGCACGTTCCTGCTTTCTACCGGCGAGGACATCAAGACCAAGCTGGAGATAACGGAGGGGAAGGTGCAGAGCGCGATAGACAGCGTGCGGAACGACTTCTTGAGCGAGAAAGGCTACCTGAACAACCCCACGTTCACATCGGGGCTGGAGAAATGGAACTCCGAGAACGAGACAGTGTTCTTCCTTGTCGGCAACAAGTGGATATGGGCCAACGGCAACGTGCTCTCCAAGAAAGGCGACGGCGCAAGCGTGGTCACGGACATGGGGCGCACGGTGGTGCGCATACGCAACAAGTACATACTGCAGAAACACGGGAACCTGCGCTATGTGCCCACGTTCCCGACCAATGACGAGGGGCAGAAAGAGGCCCTGCCTGTGTATCTGACATTCTTCTACCGCTGTGCCAAGGTCGGCACGCTGAAGGTCCGCTTCGAGAATGTGGACAAGACAGGCTTCGCCAACTTCAACAGCATGGAGATAAGCGAGGAGATTGCGGAGACCGAAGGCTATGTGCAATATACCGGAAACGGCCTGTGGAACGGAACGGGCGACTTCCGTCTGGAGTTTGACGGTGACATCTACATGTATATGCTGGTGCTCAGCACCGACAAGTACGAGGCGCTGACGCACCGCTACCGCACGTTGTTCGAGCAGAGCGAGCGTCTTGTGAAAATCTCCGCTGCCGTGTTCGACAAGGACGAGAACATGCTGGAGGAGACAGGGCTTATCACCACTTCCAAGGTGTCGGGTCTGTACGCCATCGACGGGGACGGTAATCTGAAATCATTTGTCGGAGCGGGTCAGGACGGTGTGAAGATAAAGGCCGCCAACATACAATTGGAGGGAATCGTCACGGCCAACGGCAACTTCAAGATATTGGAGGACGGCAGCATCGTCACGCAGAATGCGACGATATACGGCAAGGTGTTCGTCGAGAACGGCGGAAAAGTGGGCGGCTTTGATATTCAGAACGCCTGCATGAAATGGAGCGGCAGCCTGGCTGAGATAAGGCTTGGCTATGACGATACCTGGAGCAGGAAAACCTGCGTGTATATCAAAGCGGACATGTTCAGCAACGCCATCGCCGGGCTTGCCCCGATGGGCGGCAGTGGAATTTACGGAAGTTGCAGGAGCACCCCCACATTCCCGAACAGCAATACCATGTGCGCGGGGTATTTTGACGGTGACATACTTGTCAACGCAGGCGATATAATTGTAACGGGCGGTACTATCCAGGCGGACAGAATGTGGCCACAGAACGGCTGGTCTGGAAGATTCAAGGGTAAAACTGTGACGGTAGAGAACGGAATAATAACTAATGTATCATAATATGAAGATAGATTTTCAGCATTTCAATGTTTACATGGCAGTGAATCACAAATCTGCACGGACAATGGATGTACGCGAGTCTTTCGCGGACATGATATACAACAACGTGAACGGCATCAAGGCGCACTCCCTCGCCATGAAGATATACGGGAGTGAGGGCGAGGCGAACTACACTGATGACGAGGTGAAACTTGTGCGCATTGTCGCCGAGCGTCTTTGCGTGCCCGGCTTCATAGACGGACTGAACGAGCAGTTGGATAATAACCCTAACAACGAATGATATGACAGACGAGGAGAAGAAAACAGTCGTTCAGGAAGTCCTGAACCAGATAAAGACTGACAGCCAGAGTGTGGACGAGCTGGAAGCTGTGAGCACGCTGGACGGTGTGGTGAGCCTTCCTGCCATGAGAGGCGAGACGGTGGTGAGCGCCCCGTTGAAACTGCTGTCGAAACCTGCGGAAGATGCAGCAGCTGTCGCCAAGGCTTCTGCTGCTGTGGCTGACGCATCGGCAAAGAAAGCAGATACGGCAACAGCAACAGCGAAGGCTGCAGCCCAAACCGCCAATGATGCGGCAAGCAAGGCCACGGATGCCGCCCAGAAGACCAACGCTGCTGTGGCAAAGGCAGAAAGTGTGGAATCGGAGTACAAGGACACGGCACTGGCTGCAAGGAACGGCGCGACAGCGCGGTTTGACGGGCTGGTGGAAGGCGTGGAGATACGACTTGTATCATACCCCCAGATAGACGGTGTGTACTATGACACGGAGAACAAATCCTTCTGCGGGAAGAATGGTAACATATACTGCAATAACTGGCCTGGCGCGGACATGTACATGAACGATGTGCGCACGGAAGTACTGAAGAACAAGGCGTATGTGTGCGGTGGCGTGGTGTATGTGTGGAGCGATGAGGAAGAGAACCTGGTGGAGATAAGCGGAAGCGGCGGTGGCAACACCTATAACGTGACGGAGCAGGTTCCGCTGGAGAGCGGATACTATACGCTTGAGACCGCCATAGCAGCCGTGGAAGGAAAGGCACGTGCGAAGGGACGCTGCATCACCTACGAGACGGCACAGGGCAAATGGGAGACGAAGCAGTTCAAGGGCACGAACATCGAGAGCTGGGAACAGGCGGCAAGCTGGGAGGACTTTGGCGGCGACGGCACGGTGAAGAGCGTGACGCTGAACGGCAAGAAGCTGGAGCCGGGCGAGGACGGCAACGTTGCCATCACCATCAGCGAGACAGAGGTGGACGAGAGCCTGAACGCAAGTTCGACGAACCCGGTGCAGAACGCTGCGGTGGCGGCAAAGTTGATGGAGATAGAGGCGAGCACCGTCTTGGGCATGAACGCCGAACTGAGTGACGACGGTAGCAGCGTGCGCCTGGCACTGACCAACAAGAGCGGTGCGGAGATAGCGTCTGCGGACATTCCTGCAGGAAGCGGCGGTGGAGGCGGTGACGCTTCGACCACGAAAATCGTGCTGGATGCAGCCGTCAGCAAAAGCATCATCAAGGAAGGTGACAGCGCGATGCTGACATGGACGTATGACCACCAGTACAGCAGCGGTGACGAGAAAGGCACATCCACGGGTCAGAAAGCAACAGTCAGCATTGAGATGAAGAGGGGTGCGACCGTGATGTATGCAGACACGCAGCATGATGTGAGCAAGGGAACCTATACTCTGGATCTGACGAAATACCTGCTGCTCGGAACGACAGACATCTATGTGAGGGCTACTACAACCGACCCGACCACCGGCAAGACACAGACGAGGCAGAGCTATGTGAGCGTGAAGGCTGTGACCCTTGCGCTGAGCAGCAGCTTCAACATAGCCGAGTGTGTCGCCAAGGGCGGCTACGGCGTGAGTGAGGTGGTGTGCATCCCCTTCGCGGTGAGCGGAAGCGGCGACAAAACCGTGACGCTGTATCTGGACGGACACCAGTGGGACTCGCAGACGGTGAAAAGAAGCGGCACGACCAACGGCAGTTTCTCCTTGTCGATGTCGGGAGTGAGCATCGGACGACATACGGTGCAGATTGTCGCCGAGATGGAGGCGAGCGCGGAGCTGACGCTGAAGAGTGAGAGCATCTACTTTGACATTCTGAAGGCAGGGCAGAACGCCCCGTATATCGGCACGAAGCTGACCTTCGGTGACGGACGCATTTTTGCGGACGACCATCTGACCCCGACTATTGAAACCGGTCAGTATGAGCAGGTGAGATTTGACTTTGTGGCGTATGACCCGACAACGACCCCGGCGACCGTGGGTGTGTGGCGAGACGGCATACGTACGCAGACGGTGAGCGTTCCGAGGACGACGCAGGTATATACAAACCGTTTCCTGGAGCAGGGCGATGTGGCGATGGTGCTGAAGTGCGGCACTACGGAATACAAGCTGAACGTGAAGGTGACGGAGAGCGGCATTGACCTGAGCGAGGCGACTGCCGGACTCGTACTGAAACTGACGGCAGCCGGCAGAAGCAATGCCGAGAGCGAGCCTGCTGAATGGCGTTATAACGACGTTCAAACGGCATTTGAAGGTTTTGACTGGCAGAGCAACGGCTGGACGGGCGATGCCTTGAAGCTGACGAACGGCGCGAATGTTGAAATCGGCTTCAAACCTTTCGGCAACGACGCAACCACCACGGGCGCAACCTACGAGATGGAGCTGGCATGCACGAACGTGACCGACCGCAGGGGTACGGTGGTGGACTGCATGACCGGCGGCGTGGGTTTCAGACTGACGACGCAGGAGGCTTTGATGCGGACGGGCGCAGGTTCCGAAGTAGGCACTAAGTTCGCAAGCGGCATGACACTGAAGATAGCCTTCGTGGTGCAGGAGAAGAAGGCGAGCCGACTGATGACGCTGTATGTGAACGGCATCCTATGCGGCGCGAAGCAGTATGCCTCGACGGACTCGCTGCTCCAGGCGGAACCGACGAACATCAAGATCACGAGCGAGAGCGCGGACGTGGAGGTGCGTAACATGCGTGTTTACAGCCGTGCGTTGGGCGATGACGAGGAGCTTGCCAACTATATGGTGGACCGCCCGACAAGCGACGAGATGGTGGTGCTTTTCGAAAAGAACCAGGTGATGGACGACGAGGGCACAGACGTTGACATCGACAAGCTGAGGGCAATGGGCAAGAGCGTGATGAGGATCGTGGGCGACGTGAACCTGGTGAACCAGACGAACAACAAGAAGTTCGAGGTTCCGGTGGACATCTACTTCTACTCTGCCTACGGCAAGGAGTATGACTTCATCATCTACCAGTGCGGACTGAGAATACAAGGCACCTCATCGACGACCTACCCGAGAAAGAACTACCGCATCTACTTCAGCCGCTCGACGAAGTACGGCACGAAGCTGTATGTGAACGGCGTGGAGGTAGCGGACTTCAAATATTCGTTCAAACCAGGTGCAAGACCGATAGACATATTCTGCCTTAAGGCGGACTTCTCAGATTCTTCATCTACGCACAATACGGGTGCGGTGAGGATCGTGAACGACATTTGGAAGAGATGCGGCTGGCTGACTCCGCCACAAATGGCCTACAAGGGCAACTATGATGTGAGAATCGGCGTGGACGGTTTCCCGATAGATTTGTTCTACGACAACAACGGCACGGGTGAGAACGTGTATCTTGGCAAGTACAACTTCAACAACGAGAAGAGCGGCAGCGGCATCATCTACGGCTTTGAGGGTATCGAGGGCTTCAATGACGAGGCTACACTGAAGGGCGAGCGCAACAAGTGCATCTGCCTGGAGTTCCTGAACAACTCGGAAGCATTGTGCCTGTTCGGTACGAGCAACATGGACACGTTTGACGACGCTCTGGAGTTCCGATTCAAACCCGACCAGACATGGGCGACGGCGCATGAGGACGACAAGGCGGCAGTGAAGCGCCTTTGGGAGTGGATATACTCGTGCAAGGGCAACCCGACCAAATTCCTGAACGAATACGCGGAATACTTCGGCAACGACTCGCCATTTGCATGGTATCTGATAACGGACTACTTCATGGCTGTGGACAACCGCGCGAAGAACATGATGCTCGTGACATGGGACGGCAAGATATGGTACTTCATCCCATACGACATGGACACGGTGTTCGGTGAGCGCAACGACTCAGTTCTGAAATACGACTACACAATCACGTGGGAGACGATGGACGAGAGCATCGGCTCGTATGCGTTTGCAGGACACGACTCCGTGCTGTGGGAACTTGTGAGAGGCTGTCCGGACAAATTGAGGGAGGTGGCAGACAAGCTGCGAAGCACGATGTCGCTGGAGTATGTGCTGAAGGTGTTCAATGAGGAGATGATGGGCAACTGGTGTGAGCGCATCTACAACAAGGACGGCATCTACAAGTACATCAAGCCGCTGACGGAGGGTGTGACGACGGCAGACGGCACTACGAGTTACTATGACTATCTCTATGCACTCCAGGGCAGCCGATACGCGCACCGTACCTATACCATCCAGAACCGCTTTGCACTGCTGGACAGCCAGTATGTGTGCGGAACATACAGAAAGGACAGTTTCGCAGCCTACTTCGGCTATAAGTTCGGGAGTGACAACCGGAAGATAAGAATCACGGCGAGCGAGCGGTATTTCTTCGGGTACGGCTACACGAGCGGTACTCCGCACGAAAGCGCAGTGCTGGCGGAGGACACTGGAAGTCAGGTGGAACTGACGCTTGACACGGACCTCATCGTGAATGACCCGCAATACATCTACGGTGCGAGCCGCATCATGGGGCTTGACCTGACGGACGTTAGCCATGCCATACTCCAGACTCTGAACCTGAACAACTGCTCCGCTTTGAGGACGCTTGACATGAGCTGTGGCCAGACACAGACAACGCTGAACGCATTACTGGTGAACGGCTGCCGAAACTTGCGTACTCTGAATATGACCGGCTTGAAATCAGGCAGTTTCACTGGCATAGACTTGAGCAACAACACGAAGCTGGAGACACTGAAGGCAGGCAAGACAGCCCTGACCGGCGTGAACTTCGCACAGGGCGCTCCGCTGACGAGCGTAACGCTTCCGGCAACGTTGCAGACACTGGAACTGCGCTACCTGGGCAAACTGACGACCAGCGGACTGACATTGGAGGGCACAAGCAACATCAACAGGCTTGTGGTTGACAATTGCCCGGGTGTGGACTGGCAGACGCTGCACGCAAGGTGCGGAAACGTGAAGTACCTGCGTGTGACCGGCATCGACATGGAAGGCGACGGCAGCCTGCTGGCCTCACTGATGCGGACGGGCGGTGTGGACGAGAACGGCGGCAATGTGGAGAGCTGCCGACTGGTGGGCACATACCGGCTGACCCGTTACGTTGATGATGAGACCTTTGCCGCATATACTGAGCACTATCCTGAATTGAACATTGAGCAGCCGGAATACACAATGCTGGAGAGTGACGAGAGCGTGGCAGACGATGCAAATCTCTCGAACTTGGATAACGGCACGGGCTATAAGTACGGCAGCGACTACAAGCCAAGCGGCCATGTGGCTGCGATACTGAAGAACCGCCACAGAGTGCTTGCTAAGGTGACAAAGAAGGCGACCACGAGGAACGTGAACATCGCGAATGTCGATACCGTGGTGAACAATCTGGACGGCGAGATGACTTACATGGAGCTTGACGATAAGGACAGCACCAAGTATGCCGACGGAACCCCTGCCAAACTTGACGGTAGCGAGGGCGACCTGATGATGCATGAGCCTTTCTTCTGGAGCAAGGGCATCAATGACTTCTTGAACAGCAAGAACTACAGTTGCTACAGTTCGAAGGATAAGGACCACATGCCAGCTGTGCCAAACGTGGACGTATTGACGCTTGATGACATCAAGGCGGTGCAGGGCGGTTACACCAAAGGCAGGAAAGTGATGAGCGGCAGAGACACCATAACAAATGCCATGAGTACGGACAGTTCCTATTCGGTGTGCGTGGTGGATGTGTCGAAGCACAAGCGTGTTCGATGGCCGAGTGTGCCAGGCACGAACCTTGTGGGCAGCGCATTTGCCGACGTGAACGGCAATGTGGTGAAGAGCATCGTGGTGCCAACGTTGGGAAACAGATTTGAGGCTGGCATGTATCTTATCAGCGATGTGCCGGAGGGAGCCAAGACTTTGTACTTCTCTATATTGAACACAGCCGAGTTTGACAAGGTGGTGCTATCCAATAGCAGCAAGATAGAGGATATGGAGCCAGAATGGTTTGCGAACGAGGAGCATCTGTGTGCTGTTGTGGGCAGTTCTGTTGTGGGCAGCAAGCTGCGTGCCTGCATAACCGGCGGCAGCACCACTGCAAGCATGACATGGACGGACTTCCATTATTACAGCGTGCAGCGAGGTATGCAGCAGATTGACGCTCTGATGCACTTCCGCATTGCGAACCTTGTATACGCGAAGTATGGCAGGAGAAACATGCAGGAGCAGTGTGGCGCCGGCTCGCATACGAATATGCGCACGACTGGCGGTACGATGTCAAGAGGCATGCAGGATACCATAGGCTATGAGGGCGCAAAGGCAATCAACCCGAATGTGACAAACAGTCTGGTGGACGAGAACAGAGTGCACCAATATGCCTGGTATATAGACAAGGACGAGTATGGTGCTGCAAAGGTGACGCAGGTGAACAATATCTGCTGCCTGGGCTATGAGGACATCTACGGACACAAGTATGACATGATGGATGGTGTGGACTTGCCGAACACGAGTGGTAATGAGGGCAAGTGGCGCATTTGGATGCCCGATGGCAGCACGATCATGATAAAGGGCACGACGAATAGTGGCAACTGGATAACGGCGGTGGCTCATGGAAGGCTGATGGCGGTAGTGCCGGTAGGCTCGATGAATGGCTCGTCGAGCACATACTATTCAGACATGTACTGGATAAGCACAGCCACAGGCCGTGTGGTCTATCGCGGTGACATTACGCCAGCGCGAGTGGCGGTGTGTCGTGCGCGTATGCGTGTTACGATGCCTCGAATGCGTATGCGAACATCGGCTCGCGTCTCGCCTTCCGCGGCAAACTCGTGAGGGCGCAAAGCGTGGCTGCGTATAAGGCGTTGAGCGAGGCTGCGTAACGCGAAGCGCGAAAAGCGGGAGCGAAGCGACAAAACGAAAAGAACGGGGTTCGGATGGTGTCCGGACTCCGTTCTTGCATTATGTGAATACCGGCGTAAGCCGGTCGAAAATATTTTGGGGTGGGGGAGTCCCCCCAGCGGTACGCTTCGTTTTAAGAAAATAGACGGCTCGTTCTGGAATGGCGAAACGTTTCGTTTTGCGGATTATATATAACTGTGCTGAAGTGAGATTTACAGACGGAGGTGCTGCCAGCGGCATTAGTGAAGTGGTGGAGAATAATGTCAGCGGACGCCTGTATGGCTCTTCAGACTGTGTTAAGGCAGACGGAAACTTCGACCGCATGTATGTATATGACATAAACGGAAAACTTGTGCGCAAGTGTGAAAATCCGGGTGAAACATTTACTCTCAGTCCTGGAATATATGTAACCAGGGCTGTCAGAGACGGCAAGACAGCTACGGCTAAATCAGTTATTGCCCGCTGAATAATGTAAAAATAAGTTTAGCATGAGTAGAATGTGGGGACTGGCATATGGCACCAGTCCCCGGTTCTACAAGCTATCACGCATGGTGTTGTGTGAAAGCTTTGACGACTCTTAAACGTTGTTACTTAGCATTTAATACTAGTGGTAAATCATTATATACTAATTTTTTAACAATTAAAGCCTATGATTAAACATTACGCTGCTGCATTATTGGCGGCAATTACTGTAGGTGGAACTGCCTTTGCGCAGAGTCCGGATATGAAGTTGAGATGCGTAGAAAAATGGGGTGATGCTATGGGTGATGCCAAAGGTATCAGCACCAAGGCTGTAAGTTATTACAATTCAGACAATCAGATTGTTTCTGAAACAGACTATGGCGCTGATTATGTCACCGGTGAGTATCTTCCAAGCAGATTCACTGTCTATGAGTATAATGACAAGAAACAGCTTGTTAAGAAGTATTCTCAGCAATATGGATTGTATGACGGTGAAGATATGGCCTTTAAGGCATCTGTCGACACTGTTTACTATTCATATGACGATGCTGGCAGACTGATCTGTGAACAGGGAATTCAGTCAAAGGATTCTATTGTTTACGAGTATGACGAACAAGGCAACAAAGTGAGATATGCAAGATATTTGCCTGATTTCTACGGAACTGTAAACAATGGACAGCCTTATGTTATGTAG